CAATTAGCAAATAGGCTAGAGAAACTCTTGAAAGCGTTTAAAGGTGGTCGTTTCACAGATGAGACCTTTGCGTTGATGGAGATTGAAATAAAAAGGATTCAATCAGAATTATTAGAAATTGAAGTCATTAAAGAAATCACTCAGACCGAGCAATCACTTGAGCCGATTATTGAAGAAATTAAAAACAATGATGAACAAGTCCTGAAGGCAATTAAAGAATTTAATAAAATATTAAAAAAGTAAAAATGGAAAACATTATTAACGAAATGGCTGAGAACCTTAAAGGTTTTCAAGCTAACATTGAAGCTAAGTTAGAAGAAACTAAAGCTGAGATTAAAGTTGTAAGAGATGAAGCACAAAAACAATTTGATGCTCAAGCTGCTGCAACAAAAAAAGCTGCAAAGCGTGAAGTAAAACATCTTGACGAAGTTATCATTGAGAAATTAGATGGTAAATTAGATGAGATGGAGAAATCAATGAAATCAAATGGTAAATTCCGTTTAGATTTAAGAGATGTAAAGTCTATGACTTTAAGTGCAAGTTTAACAGGAGATGCTCAAGCATCTTATGCTCTTAATGCATCTGTATTGCCAAGTCAAGCAATCAACTTTAGAGATTTAATCCCTACTGTTCGTTCTGAAAGTGGTTTGTATGTATTCTACAAAGAAACTGCAACAACTAACAACATTGCTGCTCAAACTGAAGGTTCTAACAAAGGTGAGAACAACTACGCATTAAGCGAAGTGAAAGTAGTTAATGACTACATCGCTGGTTTCTCAACTTTCTCAAAGCAAATGGCTAGAAGTTTACCTTTCTTGAGTACAACTTTACCAAGAATGTTAACTAGAGATTTCTACAAAGCTGAGAATGCTGCGTTTTTCTCTACTGTTTCTGCTGCTGCAACTGGTTCTACTACAACTGCTGAAACTGTTGATTTAAAGCAATTAGTTGACTATATTGGCAACCAAAAGAGTGCAAACTTTGTATCTTCTGTTGCTTTAGTAAGCCCTGCACAATTAGGTCGCTTATTGAAAGAAACTATCACTGCTGGTTATTATGCTGGTTCTGGTAGTGTTATCGTTAATCCTAATGGTGGTATGACAATCTGGGGAACTCCAGTAATTGCTGCATCTTGGGTTACTGACGATAAGGTTCTTATCTTAGATAACAACTTTGTAGAAAGAATTGAGGTTGAAGGAATGGCTATTGAGTTCTCTTATGAGAATGCAAGTAACTTCCAACAAAATATGGTTACTGCTCGTATTGAGTGTTATGAAGATATTAACTTAATGCAACCAACTTCAGCTATTTATGCTGACTTAGGAAACGTATAGTTCTAATCTTACATAGATATAAAGACCCCTTGCTATTTAGTAGGGGGTTTTTTATTATAAATAATGTAAATTTGTAAAAAAGATGTATGGCATATTCTAATTTTATAATAGATTTTACTTTAACTGATATAGGTACTGTGGTTGAACCAGTAACATTAGCAGAGGCTAAATTGTATTGCAGAGTAACTACTTCCGTTGATGATAACCAAATTACATTAATGATTAAACAAGCAAGAGAAGCCATTGAAGTAGGCACAGGCTTGAGTTTAATACCTAAGACTGCCGTTGTTTGGTTTACTAATTTTGATGGTAGTTTTAACCTTCCTTATGGACCAGTGAATAGTTTTACTTCATTAATAGATGAAAATAACGATACAATAGTAGCTGCTGATTATACTTTAGTAGGTGGTAAGTTCCCACAATTACAAAGACCTCCTTTTAGGAACTTAAAGGCTACTTATGTTGTTGGATATGCAACTGTCCCTAATGACTTAAAGATTGCTATTTTAGACCAAGTAAGCTACGATTACGAGAATAGAGGATTAGATTCAAATACAGGTATTTGTGAAAAGTCTTGGAAAGCCTGTCAACGCTGGACAAGAATAAGCCCAATATTATGAGATTAGGAAGCAAGAAAGCAAATTATGTGGATGCCAATACAATGTACTCTGAAATAGGCTTATATGTGCCTACAAGGACTGCTGATGGACAAGGTGGTTATACTACTACCTTTGCCTTGCAAGAGGTTGTATTTGGAGATTTTAGACCACAAGAGCAAAGCAGAGCATTATTAGAGGCTGAATTAAGTTTTACTCGTGCAGCTAAGTTATTTATCAGATATGATGTAACAATCAATGATAACTACCAAATTGAGGCTGAAGGAGAAATGTACACGATTCACTCTATTAAAGATGTAGAGAATCAGTTTAGATTTTACGAAATATTAACGTACGCATAATGGCAGGAATATTTTTTAATGTTACTCAATTTGATGAGGCAATAATTAAGTTAGAAAGCCTAACTCAAAAAGTTAAAAATCAAATTATTGATGAAACAAATGCATCTGCATTAAAGATTCAATCAGAGGCAAAAAAGAATGCTCCTGCTAACTTTGGAACATTAAGAGGTTCAATACATTTAAAAGAAGAAGGTGGAATAGATAAGAAGGTTTACATAGTTGGTTCGGATTTATCTTATGCACCTTATGTAGAATTTGGCACAGGTGGTAAGGTTAATACTCAAGGATATAACGAGTTTGCTAATACCTTTAGAGGTAAGACTGGTGGTACATTTCAAGATATGCTAAAAGCATTGGTATTGTGGGTAAAGAGAAAAGGTATTACAGGAACTTATAGTATTAAAACACAAAGAAGAACTGGTAGCAGAAAGGTACAAAGTAAAGAAAATGATTCAGCAGCTTATGCAATAGCATTGAGTATTCTAAGGAAAGGATTAAGACCACAACCTTATTTAATACCTGCTTATGAGACTGAAGTTTCATTATTAAAAGATAGAATTAAAAACATAGTAAATGCTCAATCCTAACATAGAAATAAAGAAGTGGTTTTATACCGAATTAGTTAGTGCTACTAGCTTAGGTGTTTACGATGGTTTTGCTCCAGATGGAGTAGGCAATGAATACATTATTTTAGATGGCAGAAGTTCAAGCCAAGAACAAGGCAAAGCAGGTTACACAAATGGTATTACTATCATAGTTGACATTGTTACAAAAAATGCTAACTTTGGCTATAAACGAGCTGAAGAAATAAGCAATTTAGTGTTGGCTGACATAAATTCAGATACTACAATTACTTTAAGCAACGGATTTACTTCCTCTGCTTTAAGTGTTCAAAGTGTTAGAAATTTAGATGGCTTAAACCCTATTGATAATGTCTTTAGAACGATTATAACATATAATATAATAATAACTCAAAATTAAATAAAATGGCAGAAACAAAAGTATCAGCAAGAGATTATATCCTTTTAGCTGACATAGACGGAGACTCAACATTTAAACCTGTTGCTTGTCTTACGACTAACTCAATGACTTCAGTAGTAAACACTATTGATGCAACTTCTAAATGTGGAGACCAATATCAAGCTGGTCCTTCATTTACTCAATCATTTAAAGGCGATGGTTTTGCAATTGATGAAACAGGAACTCCAAGTAAGGATTCTTACCAACAATTGTATGCTGCTCACGCTGCAAAAACATCTTTTAATATGAAGATGGGTAAAGCAACTCCAACAGCAGGTGATATTGTGTATTCAGGTCAAGTATTTATTTCAAACTTTGATGTAAACGCTGCTGATAAAGATGATGTTAAATTCTCTGCGACTTTCGTAGTTACTTTACCACCATTAACACAAACTGAAACTGCATAAAAAATAACCTATGTTTGAATTAAGACTGAACAACAAAACTATACTCCTTAACTGGGGTACTTTGGCGATGCGTTTATTTACCACTAAAAACAATACAGATATTAGTGGCTATTTTGACCTTATGGCAAAGGCTGGAACGGATATAAATACTTTGGTTTCTTTAGTACATTGTGGCTACGAAGCTGCTTGTATTAAGAATAACCAACCAATAGAATACAATGAAAATGATGTATGCGATTGGATAGATGAAATTGGAGGAGTATTTAAAACAGAAGGTCAGCTAGTTGATTTCATTAAATTTATAGTTGATAAAACAATTCTAAATGTATCTAATGAAGTAAAAGAAGAAAAAAAAAAGCCTAGTAAAGCTAAGTTGGGATGATGTCTTAGTTAAGGCTGCTGAATGTGGGGTAAAACCCAATGAGTTTTGGGATATTACTTGGAAAGACTTTTCAATTATCGTATTAGGTAATGAAAGAAAAGAATTAAATCAATGGGCAAGGACTAGAAACCTTGCCTATATTATATACCTAAGTAATAGTGCAGAAAAATCTCCTAAGTCATTGAAAGCATTTTGGCATATACCAGCGATTGATGATTTAGAAGTAGAAGAAGAAAAGCTAATGTTAACGGATGACCAATTAGCAAGGACATTAAAATTGTACGGAGTAAATTAAAATAAGATGGCAGAGAATATTGGTTTTAATGTAAAAGTTGGAATGGATGTTGCAGAGATACAATCTGAACTGCAAAAAGCTGAAAACCAACTTAGACAATTTCAAGGACAATTAAAAAAGTCTACCAATACTATTGAGATTAATATGCTCAATAGAGAAATTGCTGCTTTAAATCCACAAATTGATGCATACAGAGCTGCTTTACAGAAAGTAGGTAAACCAGCAGGGGATGCTACTCAATCTCTTATAAACTTCTCAAGAATTGCTCAAGATGCTCCATTTGGTATGATGGGTATTGCGAATAACTTAAACCCTATGGTTGAGTCATTCCAAAGATTAGCTGCTACTGAAGGAGGCACTAAGAAAGCATTAGCTGCAATGGCACAAGGATTAGTTGGTCCAGCAGGTATTGGAGTAGCCATTGGTCTATTATCTGCTTTACTTTCTACATATAGTAAAGAAATAGGTAATTTCTTTAAAGGTGCAACAGGAGAATTAGATGATTTTATTAAAAAGATTAATACTCTTAATGATGAATTATTTAAGATAGCTGGTAAAACTGAAGCTAAAAAATTAAAAGCAGAAGTTTTAATTGGGATAATTGGTTCTAAAGCTGATATGCAAGAAAGACAAACTGCATTAACAGAATTAAAGAAATTATATTCAGATAGTGAAGCTATTAATAATTTAACTATTGCATCTGATAAAAAGGCAATGGATGCTGCATTAGCTAATGCATCTATACAATATTCAGTAATAGAGAAAGAAAAAAATAATAATACAAAATTAGAAGAAGCATTAGCAGAAAAAGAAAGATTAACAGCAAAAAGAAAAGCTGAATTAGATAAAATAACAGGACCTAGATTAGTATCTAGTGTTCAAGGAGTTACATCTGAATTTTCAGTAGAACAACAAAAAGAATCAATAAATCTAAAATATGCTAAAGATTTTGAGAAAGTAAATGCAGAGATTACTTTATTTAAAGCTGGTGTAAAAGAATTAAATACAGAATTATCAAAATATGAAAAGGTTGATAATAAAGAAAATAAGATTAGTGAACTTGATAAGGCATTAAAAGAATTTAACAAAGAAATTTTAGAAGGGGAGAATAAATTAAAAAGAAATAAATTATTTGCAGCTTCAGGAGAAAATTCTTTTGCTTTAAATCAATTAAATGCAATACAAAAAGCTATTAATACAATAGCAGGAATATCAGGTCCAGCAGCAGATGCAGCAATAGCTAAGTTATTAGCACAAGAAAATGCTATATATGATAAGTATTATAGTGGGAAACCAAAGGTAGCAATGGGCGATTTAGATGCATCAAATATACCTACAAGTACTTCTTATAGAACTACTGATAAATATACTGGTGGAGGATTAAAATCATTAGACCCAGCAAGAACTGCAAGAGCAATGGCAATGCTTGACAAAGAAGCTAATACTATTTTTATTAGAGGAGAAATTGATAAAGAAAAGGAAGTTAGTAAGTTATTAAAAAAGCAACAACAAGCATACGAAAATTTTGCAGGTACAATTTCAAATAGTGTAACTAATGCATTTATGGGATTATTTGATGCTATGGAAAGAGGTCAAAATATAGGTCAAGCACTTGAGGATATGTTTAAAAACTTAGTTAAACAAATTGCAGCAGCAGTTATTCAAGCAGCTATATTCCAAGCTATAATGGCAGCAATATCAGGAGGTACAAGTGCAGGAGCAGGAGCATCAACTGGATTAGCAAGTATAGCTGATATGATAATGGCAGGTGTATCACAAAATGCAGAAGGAGGTATTACAACAAGAGCAAGTATTGGAATGATAGGAGAAGCTGGACCAGAGGCAATTATGCCTTTAAGTAAGTTGTCTAGTTTCTTAAATACTTCTTTTAACGCAGGTGCTATGAGTAGTGGTGGTTCAAGTAATGGTGGTCAATTTATACTAAGAGGTCAAGATTTATTACTTGCAGTAAATAGAAGTCAAAAGGCATCTAATCTTAAAGGACAAAATATTAGTTTAGCATAATGGCTTACGGATTAAGATATACAATAACTCAAATTTTAAGGAATGGTACAAACCAAGTACTTGAGATTTATGAGAGAGATTATGTTGCTGGAGTAGTTAAAACCTATAAGCCAGTATCAATAATAGTTCAGCCTAACTCAAACGAGGAATATCCCTATCCTACAATAATATCAACACAGGTTAATTTTTCTATATTATTAGAAACGCAAGATGATTACGACCAATTCCCTAATGTACTTAGTCAAGATGATAGGAAATATTATGTAGTACTAAGTGAAGGTGCAAATGTAATGTGGAGAGGTTTTATGTTTAATGATTATACCCAAATGGGTTTTTCAACAGGCATAACTCAAGCAGACTTTACTTGTATTGATGGTCTTTCATTTATTCAAAATATTCAATATGTAAGAGATGATAGTATTAATCAATTAGACACTCAATTAAATGTAATTAGTGCTGGATTAAGATTATTAGGTTACCCAGATGTGTTAAATTTAGTTGTGGCTTGTTCATACTTTGCAGGTGGAATGAATGATAGGCAAGATGGCGTAAGTAACGAGCCATTTAGCCAAATATATCAATATAGAAGGGATTTTATGGGCGAGTCTTATTATGATATTATTGGTAAAATAATGAAATCATTTAATTGTAGAATGTTTCAAGCAAATGGAGATTGGTGGGTATGTTCTATGAATGAAATGGCATCAGCTACAAATTATTATACTGAATATAATATTTTATCTACTCCTACAATAACAAGTAGTGGTGTTTTAAGTAATACAGTTAACATAGTTCCTTATGCAAATGGTAATGTTCATTTTATTAATAATACTCAAGTAAAATTATTAAAGAAAGGGTTTTATAATATTCAAGGAAGAGGTGCTTATGAATCAGCTTTAAATTATTGTGATAATGCAAATTTAAAGTTAAATGGTTATCCATCTACTAATACTGCAACTGGGTTTATTTTAGGTGCAACAGGAACTTCAACTACAACAATAGTACCAGATACAACTACTCAATTTGATACAGTTTCTTTATCAAGAGGAACAAGTGGAACTGCTAGTTTTGAAAATGGTAATTTAGCTGCTCCAAATTATTTCCTTCCTTATATTGGAGAAGTACCTTTTAAGTTAAGTTTTGAACATAAAACAATAATAGGTGCTAAATTGCAAATAACAGTCAATACATCATTAGGACTTAGATATTTAGACACAAATGGAGTATGGCAATCTTCTGTACAAAATTTAACAATAGATGCAACTAATAATGTATTCTCAACATATTCTAAAGATATTCCAGCTTATATTGTATCAAATGTTCCAATTTTTGGGTATTTAAAGTTTAAGATATTATGTGATACATCTGGGCAATCAACAACACTTAAAAACTTTATTATTCAAAGAGGGGATAGTCAAGTAAAATTTATTGAGGCAAATTTTGTAGCTGATAATACAATTCAATCTACTTTACAAGTATTTGAACAACCTTATGGGAATAACTATCCTACTGCATATAATTATTCATCTAATAAAGGGGTATTATGTGCTTCAGATGGTACATTTTTAAAAGATTGGTATTCATCATCTACAATGGGAACTCCTAACTTTGCAACTGATTTAATTACTTATATCACCTATCAAAACATTAGAAACTTAAATAAGAATGTGGCAACTGTAGAATGTGATTTAGGCGAACATACTAGCGATGTAGGTTTTGTTTACTTAGATAAAGTATTTACAACAACGGACATAGTTACAGGTAATTTATCTTATAGTGGTAAGAAATTCATTTTAAATAGAGTAAGCCAAAATGCCAATGTAAATGAATTAAACTCAGTTCAGTTAATTGAGGTAAGTAATGCTCAAATATATGAACCTCCATTCCTAATTATTCCTACTTATATAACAGATGCAGGTCAACTTGGTCCATTCTGGAACTTTCAATTTAATATTAATATAGTTTAACTTTGCAATATGGCAGACAAAGTACAGGGTAAAAATATAATGCTTTATTATCACGAACCAGCTTCGGAGACATATCCGAGTGGTAGAGATATAGCATTTGCTTGTTCAACAAATTGTTCATTTTCAGTTAATGTTGACCAAAAGGAAGTAACTTCTCAAACAAGTGCTTGGTATCGTGAATACAAGAACGACATAGCATCTTGGAGTGTAAATTGCGATGGTTTAATAACCTTAGATGGTTATGGCTATCTTTTCTTACTTCAGCAGCAACAAAATAGAACGCAAATTCTTATTAAGTTTGTTATTGATAACGGAGTAGATGGTTTAGTTATTATAAGTGGTAATTGCAATCTAACAAGTTTGCAAATAAATGCACCTTATAAAGACATAGCTACTTATTCGGTTAGCTTACAAGGTTCAGGTGCTTATGGTACAACAGGAACAACAATAAATCCTTCAGGTGTAGTAATAGTAGCAGGTGGAGCAGTTTATATGAAACAATACACGGCAGCAGGTGGAGAGAACTCTATCACTTGGACTGATATGATAGGTAAGAGTTGTTTAGGCTTTACAAGAGGTGGTGTAGAGGTAAGAGAGATTTACTCAAGTGGAACGCCAACAGGAGACCAGATAGTCTTTGTAAGTGCGACAGGAGAGGTTAAGTTTGGTAGAGCATTAGAAAGTGATGAATTTATAAGAGGAATATTTCAATAATTAATATGAGTCAACAATTACAAATAACAGGTGGTGCTAAAGTAAGAGATTTACAAGATGTAATCATTGGAACAAGTGGTGTATTAAGTTCATTAGCTTTTAATGTGGCTAATGGAGTTCCTAAGTTAGATTCTAGTGGAAAGATATTAGTATCTCAATTACCTAACTCTGTAATGGAGTATCTAGGAACTTGGAATGCAAATACAAATACTCCTACTCTGGTAAACGGAACAGGTAATGCGGGAGATGTTTATTTATGTAATGTAGCAGGAACAACAAACTTTGGTGCTGGTCCTATATCTTTCTTTGTAGGAGACCAAGTTATTTATAGTGGTAGTATATGGCAAAGAGCAAGTGGTGCAACAGGAACAGTTACAAGTGTAGCAGTTACTGAAACAGGAGATTCATTAAATATTACAGGTTCTCCAATTACAACAAGTGGAACAATAAACATAGGCTTTAACGGAACAAATCTTCAGTACATAAATGGTGCAGGAGATTTGACCACATTTCCGACTTTAATATCTAGCATAGGTTTATCTATGCCAAGTGCTTTTAGTGTCTCTAATAGCCCTTTAACGAGCAATGGAACGATTTCAGTAACAGGAGCAGGTAATGCTTCTCAGTATATTAGAGGAGATGGTACTTTAGCAGCTTACAATCCAAGTACAGGTGGTGGTGGTTCTTCAGTTTCGTATTATCTTAACGGAGGAACAAATC